CGCTTATGGTAGTATAATAATCTGAGGTCAAAATTATAGTATATTGCCTGAATTTATAGTATAATTCCCAAAAGTCGGAGGTGGCTAAGACCAACTTGTTGGGAGCAGAATCACATATAGGAGGTATATTATGGCTGATGAGCTTTTGACTAAGGTTGAGAAGCAGATGGAAGGAACGAATCTTGCACTCGCTGCCGTTGCTGAAGTCTTGCAAAAGATGGATGCCCGATTTTCGTATGATGAGGAAGCACAGATAAGAAAGGAAGAGCAGGATAATGCCGTATCTGAACGAAGTATGCTTATTAAAGAGATTGCTTCAGAGGTAGTCGGTATTCTTAAGCAGGGTGGAATGGATGTCGATGGTACTAAGGTACGAAGTGCTGCTAAGACGGGTAAGAGCGGTGCGGATGATGCTGAGAAACCAGTAAATATTAAATCTAATATTGCTGATCAGCAAGCAACCATTCAGGCTATGCGTAAGCAGAACGAGGAAGAGGAAGAGGAAGACGAGGAAGAGTTTCCAGTAAAGGGTGGATACATGAAGACTCATGTTCCCGGTCATGAAGATGACGAAGACGAAGAGATGGAAAAAGAGGGTGCTGATGAGTATCCCGCAGAAGAGGAAGAGCCAGAAATAGAGGAAGAGAAGTCTATGCGGAAGCAATTAATATCTTTACGAAAGCAGCTTGCCGGTTTCCAGAATGGTATGGATACTAAAATTCAAAAGGAAGCTGAGAGCCGCCTTCGTAAGATGGGCTTTAGAGAAGAGAATGGATTACAGCGACCTCAACTAATTGATCGAAATGCGCCTATTGGAACTGATGGTACTACCTTCATTGCAAAAGCTGCGCAGCAAGACGATGTTGTTGATCAATTAGCTAACTTGTCTTATAAACAACTGCGTGATATGCAAATGGCTATTCACTCAGGAAACACTGAAGGTATTCCAAGGGAACTCCTTGGATAAATTAATTAAATTAAACAGGAGGAACTATCATGGCTAATCCATCCTTAGCGGAATTTATGGCTCAGGCCCAGCGTGGCTTGTATCAGAATGCTCTTGGCCCCGACTTTCTAAAAAAGGCTGGTGCTGGTGTTGGTACACCTATGCAAGTTGATCCGGATGGCTCGTCTGGTGTATTTAATACTACGTATGGGCGCAAGGTATGGCAAGCCCTTAATAACCAGACACGCTTTTTTAATGCCATCCCCAGAACTGTTTGGGGTAACACGGCTGGTTGGCGTATTAGGTCAGGAAGGGGCACGAACCGATCTCTGCCAATAACAGAGGTTGGAACATTGCCAACCGTTGATATATCAGCGATTCAGACGATATCGAGCTTGCCTCGTATCGTAGCAACCACATTCGGTGCGTCTGTGAAGTCTATCTTCTCAGCGCAGTTGGAAGGTGGTGTAGGTGATGTGCTGGCGTTGGAGAATGAAAACGCCCAGCTAGATCATGTAAAAGAAATTCAGCAGGAGCTTCTCGCTCCAAATGGCTGGGTAAGTAATGGTTCGGATGCCTCAGGTGCGGCTGCTTCTGGTACATTTGTAGTACCCGCCAGCGTAGGTGCCCGATTTAGAATAGGCGATTCTTTCAGCAAGAACACTGCTGGTACACAGCAAAATGTTACGGGTCTTGTAATTTCAGATGTTGCTACCGTTGGTACAACTACTACCATTTCGCTGGCAACGGCTGCTAGTAACTGGACTGATGACGGTGGTGACTTTGCTCAGGTTTATTCACGAGCAGGGTTAACCTCTCTTGATGACATTATTGCCGAAGATGGTAGTTTGATCGGAGGAGTTGGAACAGGTGATAATGGTTCTAGGGTACGAGCATATGACCTTACCCAGGATGATAGGGATGCTGGTCAGTGGAATGCTGGTGCTTATGTATCCTATAATGCTGGTGTTGGGCGAGACTTGTCTCTTACCCTACTTGACACAGCTATCCAGAAGATCAGAGAGAATGGTGGAGAGCCTAAGCTGATTCTTCTTGGGCACGATCAGTACTTCAAGTTGGAGAGACTTTTGAACTCCCAGCAGAGGTATATGGGTCAGGAGGAGTATCAGGTAGGTGTAGGTTCAGAGCGAACCTTCCCAGGTACTCGAACTGGTCTTGTGTTGGCTACCTATCAGGGTATACCAATTATGCCAGATGCAGACGTTTTTGGAAGCCCGACAGTAACCACTGGGGCTGCACATGGCAGTAACGTCTATGTCTTGGATACAGACTATCTAGAAATTGCTGTAGCACAGCCTACCCAGTATATTGAGAACCGTGACTACTTCGCTGTTAATGCGCTAGTGGTTCGTGGTTTGCTGTATACGATGGCAGAGCTACGCTGCAAGAATTTCTTTGTACAGGCTAAGATAGCGGACTTGACCGCTTAGTCAGAACATAATATTTTATTGGGGGGTGTAAGTTCTTCACGGCTTACACCCCCATCATCCTAAATAGGGAGGAATGGAGATATGAAACATACGTTTACACAGGCCGCTGCAACAGGCGATACTCGTATAATAGCTAGGTCTGCAATGGGATATGACTGGAACTATTTTGCGGATGAGGAGACGTTGCTTTTCGGTAAGACTGATGAGACCGCTTTCCGAATGCAGAACATGACCGCTGGTACTGGTATCACTAGTGGTACTGGAACAATCTATAAGGCTAATGTCGAAGTTGCAGGAGACTTAATAACTACCACGATTCTTGTAGATTTGACAGGACTATCAAGTGCTGCATCAGGAGATATTATTGGAGTCAATGATGATGATGACTGTCATCTAGGACAGATTACTGCTGCACTTAATGGTACAATCTTTGCAGGACAGGTGTCATGTCTAGAAACTCCTACAACTGGAGAACCTGACATTGACATATATACCTCTACAGCTTCTACAGGTGGAGAAAATGATGCAATATCAGCTGAAGCAGGACAAGCTGTTATGTTAACTATGGCTGCAGACTGGACAGGTGTTCTAGCCCCTAAAGGACTTACAGCACTACCAGCCGCTAATTCATACTTGTATCTGGTGGGTGGTGACAGTGTTGCTGGCGATTATGACGCTGGTATTCTCAAGATAGTCCTGTACGGTTACCCAGCCTAAGAGTCTAATATAATTTAGGTAGTCACCCCTTCGGGGGTGGCTCCTATTAAGGAGTATGTATGTAATGGC